TGTATCAGGGGATAATATAACTGACTTACCCCCTGATAATAAAGATTAGTTTTCTGAATATTGATTTAAAGTAATATCAAAATTTATTTTGTGTTGTGCGTCATGGCACTCAGCTAATTCTTCAATAACATTCATTAGCTTTTTAATGTTCATACCATCATCACTTTCATAAGTAGCCAACACCTGATCTTTCATTCTTTTATCAGTTTTATGGTGGTACTTATCACCTTTGATTTGTACTTTGTATTTGTCTATGTACATTGTTTTCCCTTTCTTGTCTTTGTTTATAGTTTCTTATGATTGTCTTTGCCATAACTCCATTGGCACTCATAAGATTTAAGAAAGTTAATCTAGCTAACTCCCTTAAATTTTGTTGTTGTTGTAGTTGTTTATTCATTTTTAAAATTTATCTCTCTATCCATAGCAACATCTATTGCTTTTTCTTTACTTTCTTCTCCACTATAGCAATGATGAGTTCCATTATTATACTCATAAACCATGTATTTATTTTTACCCTTATAGGTATTATCTTTTTCTACAATAACACAAGGTAAATTATTTTCTTCTATGTTTATTTCGCTTTCCCATATAGTTTCGTAATCCATTTTATTTTTTCCTCTCTATTTACATATATTAGTTGATTTATTGTTTTTGGGTCATAGATATATAAATCATCTTCTTGATTGTTATATCTAATTACAAATCTATAAGTTTGACCACTTTCATCTGTAATATTTATATTTTTTAGAAATTTTTTAATGTTATTTAATTTGTATGTCTCACAATAAATCGTTATTACTTTTTCGATTTTAGATAATTCATTGTCCATTGTAGCAAAAAAACCTACTTTATTTGGTTTTAATTTTTCTGGAAAAGTACCTGTTTTCCATAAACAATAGAAGTCTTTACATTTTTTAGGTCTTTTGTTGTATATCTTGCAACCAATTCCAATATCGCAATTACTACACCACTCATAATCTTTTTTAATATTTGGTATAGAAGGTAATTTACAACACAAATTACAGTCTTTACAATTTCTAAAATTCATTATTTAAAGTTCCTTTTTGATTTGTAAAATTAACTTCTATTCTAGTATCATTTTGTTTATATCTAATTTTAGAATGGTAGAAATTATTTTTAAATTGATCGTAAAAATGTCCTTTCATAAGCAAACTATTTATAAATAATAACAGTTCATTTGCTCGATCAGTAGCTTTTATTGAATAAGTATCTTTTTTTTTCATTGGAACAAATTTAACCACTTCATATTCTCTTAATTTGTAAAGCTCTATTCTAACTTTTAAATCTAATTCTTTTTCCTTAGTGTTCCAACCTTTAATATCTATTAAGTTTTTAAATAAATTATTAACTTTATCTGCAATATCTCTATGAGTAAAATTAGTATAACAATTATATTTAGAATAATTTTTAGTAAGAATACCTAATAAAATAAAAGTTAATGGATAATTTAAATCTTCTTTTGTTTTACGACCAATAAAATTATTTACTTCGCTTTTATCTCTCATATATCCCCCTTTAAAATATTATAGATCCAAGAATAAAACCTATAGCAAAAATAATTATTTCTGTTCTATAGTATAAGCTCAAATTTAGTAGATCTTGTTTCCATTTTTTATTATTGATTGTCATTTGTTTACCAAATAAATTAATAATCATTATTCTCCCTTTATATTTTTTTATATTTTATTTTTTTAGGTTTGTGATTAATTATATTTACAAATCTAAAATGTTTTATTTTTAACTTTGTATTCCAATAGATAGTTTCAATATATCCATTAGACTTTTGTTGTCCTGCCATATCACACCCCCTTTTTTAGTTTGTTATATTTCATTAGTTCTTTGTATCTTTTTTCTTTTTTTAAATCATTCCAAGACCCATTGTAATCTTGTAATAATCTAATTAAACAATCTTTAATTTCTTGTTCTTGTTTTGTGCATTTCATATCACACCCCCTTTTAATTCAATTATTAATTGTTCTATTTGTGGTGCATATTTAAAACCTAGATATATTATATAAAACATAGCCAGGAATAAAACATAATCTAAAAAGTTTAATATATTTTTAATCATGATTGACCCCACTTCTCAACTTCTTTTTTCTTGCAACTATCTTGGTCTATTATGTGTATTTCTTGAAAATCAATTCCTTTCAATTTTTCTTTGATCCAATTATTTTCAATCATAACTTCACTAGCTGATTGTATAAATTGATCGCCATATCCATATTGCATTGGTGCAGCAATCATTAAGTTATTTTGAGTGTTAAGTATTCTTGCAGCGTGATAGGTATTGCCATTGATACGATCACGCCATTTTTTAGAGTGTATTACATATTTAATCATTGTTTTATTTTCCTTTCTATTGGTTATAATCTAGCTTTTATTCTGTTAGCTAGTATTTTATCATCAATGTTATTCAATACATCTCTTAATAAATAGCATCTAGCTATTGAAGTAATAGACGATAAATAACCTTTTTGATCATGGTCTTTTTGTATCTCTCTCATTTCTTGTTTTTGTATTCTTGTTCCAAAATTATAAACAATCATCATACAATTTTCTGTATGATAATTATTAAATGTATTTTGTTCCAAGTTTTTTAAAAATGGATCATAATACTTTGGATCATTTATATTAAGTGTTGTCATTGTTTCCTCCATTTGTTAATATACAAACCATATACATATATATATTGCTGTCAATACAAAAAGTATATTTTTTTTATTTGTGATATTTAAGCAACACTCTAGTTTTGAATAATTCTAATGTAATTTAATTAAAAATAATACTTGCATATAATTATACAATCTATATAAAGAGATTAAACAAATAAACAAAGAGGTAAACAAATGAGTAAATTTGAAAGTATATATCTAGCACCAAGAAAAGATAAAGAAGCAATTTATCTTTGTACTTGGAATGGTGGAGAAATTGTTCAAATCCATACTGAAAAGACATTAAGAGAAGATTACAAGGGAAGTAATTTATTTACTGCTGAAGCAGATGAAACTTATTTTTCTTGTATGGGTAATAGTTATGACGATTTAATACTAGAAGATTATCTGAAACACTCTAAAAAAGATGATGATTTTTTAAATATTAAATATCATAATGATAATATGGAAATTGAAAGAATAGTTTAATAATAAACAATTAAACCTACTGATTAATTAATTTTAATTGGTGGGTTTTTTTTGTGCGATCCTGGAATACCAGGAATAATACTAGGAATATAATTGTAGTTTAAGTTGCTATTCTAATATTAAGAGTTGCCGTTGATCTTCCCATAAAATATCGGTCAACATTACTGACCTATTTATTAAATTAAAAGATTAAAAGGTATTACTATTGATAATCATAAATTATCATTAGTAATATTGTACCGGTAAACCTACTTTTTTTATTTTTGATATAGGGGGTATACCCCAAAAACTGGTCGCCACACTATACATATATATACATGGGACTCGAGGACTCCCTTACAGTCAGTCAGCTAGATCGCTGGACTCCCTTATCCACACACACATTCGCTTATTGCCAGACCACCAATAATAAACTACATATAGTATATGGACTATTTTGGGTTAGATGATGTAGAATCAATTGCTTATGTTGATAAAAACAACAATGATGTCATTATAAAGTTTGTAGGTTTTCCTAATGAAATAGCATCAACGCTATTTATTAACTATGTTATGCTTTGTATTGGCTTTGACTTTGAACCCACAGATAGTATGCCTAGTAAAAAAATACACTAGATATGGATATTAAGATTCCCTATACACCTAGAAAACACCAAGCTCACTTACACAAAAAAATATCAGAATACAGATGGAATGTATTAGTTTGTCATAGAAGGTTTGGCAAAACAGTATGTATGATCAACCATTTAATTAGGTCAGCATTGCTGTCCAAAAATAAGAACCCCAGGTATGCCTATATAGCACCCACCTTTAAACAAGCGAAAAGTATTGCTTGGGATTATATGAAACAATTTACAGCAAAGATACCTTATACAAAATTTAATGAAACAGAACTAAGAGTGGATTTGCCGAATGGCAGCAGGATTACATTACTTGGATCAGAGAACTCAGATGGCTTGAGAGGTATATACCTTGATGGTTGTGTAATTGATGAGTACGCAAATGTAAACAGTAGGTTGTTTCCAGAAATAA